ACCTACTATTATTGTTTTAGAAAACGGTAAAGAGGTAAAAAGATTTGAACCTGGTATTTCTATGAGGTTTGATGAAAATACTATTATTGAAAGTATTAGGAAAGAAGTTAGATAGGTATTATATTTGACATCATGCGTAAAGTATTCGGACTAAAGCAGCAGAAGAGAAGCAATGGAAAGAAGAAAACTCGTCAAGGAATGTCAAATAATACTAAATATGGAACTAAAACCAGTAAAAAGTATTATAAAAAACGTAAAAGAGGGCAAGGATAATGGCTAAGAAAAAAGATTCTAGATTGACTAGAGCTGGAGTATCAGGTTATAATAAACCTAAAAGAACTCCTGGACATAAAACAAAGTCTCATATTGTTGTTGCAAAAGTAGGCGACAAAGTAAAAACAATACGTTTTGGACAACAAGGTGTGAAAACTGCTGGTAAACCTAAAAAAGGTGAGTCAGCTAGACAAAAAGCACGTAGAAAAAGTTTTAAAGCGAGACACGCTAAGAATATAGCTAAAGGCAAAATGTCTGCAGCATATTGGGCTAATAAAGTAAAGTGGTAGGAGGTAGTTATGCCTAAAGTAGGAAAAAAGAAGTTTGCTTATACAGCAGCAGGAAAGAAAAAAGCAAAAGCATATGCTAAAAAAGTTGGCAAGAAGATGAGTTATGGCAAAAAGAAAAAGTAGAGTTAACGAAGCTGGTAATTATACAAAGCCTACAATGCGTAAGCGTTTATTTCAACAAATAAAAGCTGGTAGCAAAGGTGGTAAACCTGGACAATGGTCTGCTAGAAAAGCACAACTATTAGCTAGAAGGTATAAAGCAGCAGGAGGGGGATATAGATAATGCCAATGAAGAAGTCACAGAAAAGTCTAAAACGATGGACTCAACAAAAATGGAGAACTTCAGATGGCAAACCAAGCAAAGGTAAAAAAAGATACTTACCTGATGCTGCTTGGAAAGCATTGTCCAAAGGTGAAAAAGCTGCTACTAATAGAGCTAAAGCAAAGGGCAATAGGAAAGGTAAGCAACACGTTGCACAACCTAAAAAGATTGCAAAGAAAACTGCAAGATATAGATAACTAAATAGGAGACCAGTAAAATGGCAAAAGAAAAAAAAGTAGACCTAAGACAAGAAGCTGAGACTAAAATGCAAACTTTAGTTGAACAGCATAATCAACTTGTACAAGAGATACAAAGTGCTAACGAAAGATTAGCAGAAGTTAAACAAATGGTAATTGAGCATCAGGGATATATGAAAGGTCTTGAAGCTTGTGAACAGGATTGCGAGGTAAAATAATGGGACCAATATTAGGTAAATTACTTGCTAAACTAGGTACTGAAAAAGTATTAAAAGCTATCGTATTACATTTAGGAGAACACTTAGTTGCTAAGTCTTCAAATAAATTAGACGACAAGTTGTTTGCAGAAATTAAAAAAGCATTAGACTAGGAGGTTTCATTGAAACTTAAAAAACGTGGTATTGTAATACCTGACCAGCATTATCCATTAGAAGATAGAGCTGCAGTAGAATGTGTTAAAAAAGCAATACTTAAAATAAAACCAAAGGTTTTTGTAAACCTTGGGGATGTTGGAGAATGGGAGTCGGTATCTGCTTGGAGATATAAAGACAAGAAATTACCACCTTTAGAGTTTCAACTTCCATTAGTAGAAGAAGATATAAAATTAGTAAATGAAGGATTAGATGAGTGGGATGCAGTACTTAAAGAAGTGGGATGTAAAGAAAAGTATTTACTCCAAGGTAACCACGACCTCTGGCTGGATAATTTTGCTAATAAGTATCCTTATCTCAACGATTACACTTTTGAAAAAAAATGTAAAATTAAAGAAAGAGGATACAAATACAAAGAACACAACTTACCTATCGAAATAGGCAAGTTAGCGTTCTTCCATGGTGCCTTTGCTACTACATATCATGCAAAGAAACACCTGGAAACATATGGTGAGAATGTAATATATGGACATACTCACGATATACAAAGACATACATTGACTAAGCTAAATGGAAACATTGGTGCTTGGTCAATGGGTTGTCTTAAAAAAATGGACCATGAAAACAATAGATGGTTAAAAGGCAGACTACATAACTGGGGTCACGCATTTGCTATTGTAGATTGGTTTGATAACGGAGAATTTAAAGTAGAAGTAGTTGAAATTACTGATGGTAAAACTACTGTTTGGGGAGAACTGATTGATGGTAACAAGTAAAAGTATAGGTAAGCCTGCTACGGGAGTATCCTTAAACTCTACTAGAAGAAAATTTAATTTAAGTAGTAGAAAAACAAAGAGGATAAATTTAAGTGGCAAAAGGCATATTAAACATATCAAATTATAGTGGTGGTTTAAATAACAAAACTAATTCACGTGACATTGAAGATAATCAATTTCAAGACTTAGATAGTTTGTCTATAGAAACTCCTGGTAAGTTAAAAGTTATGGGAGCAGCAGTAGATTATGCTAATAGTATAACTGGCGACAGAAATTCTGAAGTAAATTTAGGAAATGGATTATTTCAATTTAATGCAGACCACGATATAGATAATACTGATGGTACAGTTTTTAACAATGAAATGTTGTTTATTAATACTGATGTTACATCTGATGGTGTAAGAGTATTTAAATTGAGTAATAATTCTTATGGAACCAAGACTGTACCTTATGGCAATACATTTAGTCCTGTAGTATATAGTGCTGTTGATGGGGTTGTTAGAGTTACTCCTACATCTTTTGTAGATACTAATACACCTAAAAAACTAGAGTATGTTAACGAAACGTATCATATGGGTTTTACTTATTCTGGCGGTGATAATGATATAAATACTGCTAAAAATAATCATAGTATTGATGTTACTAAATGGGTAGTCTTAGATGCAAAACCAGCAGATACATCTGATACAAAGGTAAAAGTTTATATTGGAGGAGAACAAACTTTAGGTATATTAACATATTCAGCAGATATTGGATTTAATACTTCTGGCTCTATGAATAGTACACAACTTACAGTTCCCGTAAGTGGAAATGGGCAAAAATTAAATGCGGGAGATATTATACAAATAGAAACAGAAAGAATGAAAATTACTAGCGTAGGTGCTGATGTTGTAAATGTAACAAGAGGTGTACACGGTACAACAGCAGATTCTCATGATACAAATACAGATATATCTTTGATATGGCAAGACTCTCATGGAGAAATGTATCAATTAGGATATAGTAACACATCTTTAAATGGCGGTTCTTATACATCTACTGCAATACCAACAGAGTCAGATTATAGAGGAAAATTTTATGCTAATTTTTATGCTGGTACAAAAGATGATGCTACTGGACAATTTACGCAAAATGCTGGACAGTTTTTTAGCAGTGACGATAGAGTTGTAAATATATTTTATGAATTAGTATATACAGATGGACAAAGAAGTGATTTAGCTTATGCAGGTACTGTGAAGAATACATATTCATTATCATCTAATAACATACAATTAAATGCACAAGTATGGGGCAATATACCTCAAGAAGATAATGTAAAATCTATTAAATTTTATTACAACGAAACAGACGAAGCTGATGATGGAGATGGAAGACGTAATGTAAAGTTTTTATTATTTGAAGTTGATTTTAGAAAAGGATTGAGATTGTCAGCTAGTGAAGATTACAAACCTTTTGGTTTGTTTGTACACAGTTCACATATGAGCCAAAACATTTATAGTTATCCAAATGTTGGTGCAATAGGTTTAACAGGAAGAAATATTGGAACACAATTACCTATTGGTAGTATAACATTTAAAGATAAACCTGAAACTATACGTGCAGAAAGTTATGTAGAACAAGATAAACACGTTATGGGTATGCCTGGCACAGGTTATAAAACAAGTACAGTAGCTAATAGAAGATTATACATAGGAAATGTAAGATATAAAGATGCTGTTAGTGAAAAATTAAAAATTGCTAATGATACTATATTAAAATCTAATTTAAACGCTTTTGATACATTTAGTTTTGAAAATAGAATTGATGTTGAAATTAATGATGGTGATGACATAATTGCATTAGAATCTTTAGGAAGTAAGCTTTTAGAGTTTAAAAGAAATCATTTATATATTATCAACATTGCTAGGGATATAGAGTTTTTAGAAGCAACATTAGAATATAAAGGTTGTGAAAAAGATTATCATGTTGTAAGAGGTGAAGGCTTTATTGCATGGTTTAATAAGTTTGGTTTTTATTTATACGATGGAAAACAAGTAAGAGATTTATTGTTAGATAAAAAAGGGCAGCAAAGACTTGTTTGGTCTAATTATTATAGTGTAAATAATATTATAGGATATGACCCTGATGAACGTACTATTATTATAGCTAATAAAAATCAGAAGATTGTTGCATTTGATTTGAAATCTTTTGCACTGTATTACAGAAGTAAAGGTTTTGAAGCTGTCGACACTACTAATTTTATTACTAACAATGCTGGTGATATTTTATGGTTTAGTAAATATGATAGTACAAATATAGAGCTACGTAAATGGAATACTAGTCCAAGTAAGTTAAATAACACCGTAAATATTGACGAAATGGCCCTTAAAACGAAGGAATTTACTTTTGGCAAGCCAAGTGTCGACAAAAAAATTATAAGCGTGTATTTGAGCTATAAGAATGGCGATGGTGTTGAAATGCGTGGATTTACAAATGATGGAGAAGAAGAGATTTTAGCTACGTTAGATGGTAGTTCTGAAAGTAATTTTAAAACCTTACATATACCAATTCGTAAAGCAAAGACAGAATTTGTCGATAAAAAAGCTTTCGATAAAATTAAAGGGTTTGGACTACGTTTTTCTGGGTCTGATGTAGCTACTGATTTTGAAATAAATGATATACAAATAATATTTAGAGAAAAGAGCGTAAAATGATAGAAGAGCGTACTAATATTAGAGAAGAGTTAGAAGACAGAATACAAGAATTACAACAGCAAATGGAACCTGCTGCGCAAGTTACTGATATAAAACCGAGTAATAATGACGGAGTGCAAGGTAGTAGAAAAATTGTAAAAGAAAACGACAAAGTTTATTTATATCATAAAGTTGATGGTGAATGGTATAAAGTAGAAATGGAGAAATAGTTATGGCAACAAGAGGACAGGTAGAGTTAGCAAGAATTAGAAGTAGACCTATACATGAGCAAGCTAGACAAAGTATGGCAGAATTTAACGACCCTTTTACTACAGCAGTAGATTTAGGTACAAATTTATTAGAAGGTTATAAGTTTGGTCAAAAGTTAATTGATAAAAAAGATAGTTTATTAGATAGAGAAGCTAGAAAAACAGAGCGTGGCGATACTAATGAAATGTTTAAAGATTATGATGAATACAAGTTTTATCAAGGTTTAACAGATGAGGCTAAAGAAGTTTATAACAATCCTTTAAGATTTGAAAAAGAAATGGATACATTAGAAAGTCGTATACCTTCTGATGCTATAGGTTTAGGAAGAGAAGCGGTAGATGCTCCTTTTATTAATCCAGATACTGGACAATACGAATATAATAAAAAAACTTATTTACCTCTAGCTCAAATAACTGGTAGTGCTACTAATTTAATGGATTTAATGGGAAGAGATGTAAGTCAACGTGTTGCTGATTTACCAGATTATACTGACCCTATGCCAGCAGAATTTAGATTTAATTTAGATTTTAGAAATATGGACTTAACAATGCGTAGAATTTTAGATATAGGTATTCAACAACCTCCTAGAGTAAATATGGAAGGAATTATGGATGAAAGCGTAGCTTCTTACAGACGCCCTAATATATTGTTACCACAAGGTACGGTTGTAAGTAGATAGGAGAAACAATGGATAATAGAAAAAATATATACAATTATATGATACAAAAAGGATTTACTCCCAATGCTGCTGCAGGTATTATGGGTAATATAGGAGTAGAAACTGGATATACATATGATTATCAAACAAAACAAGGAAAAGGTGGCCCTGGATATGGTTTATTTCAGTTAGAAGGAAATCATCTGAAGAATTATCAAAATTTTTTAAAAGAAAATGAAATTCAAGATAGTATGCAGTCGCAAGTAGATTATATGTATGATACTATTTATGGCGAAGGTAAAAATCGAGATGATTTAGGATATGGTAATGCACAAAAGATTAGAGAAGTGTTTGAATCTGGTAGTGTAGAAGATGCTTCTAATATATTTTTAGACAGGTTTGAAAGACCTAAAAACCCAGAAGCAAGTAGAAAAGATAGAATTAGAATATCTAATGAGGTAAGTGAAGAGTTTATGTCTACACAAGAAACAATGCCTATGGAACAACAACCTATTAATATGTTAGATGGTGCAAGAAAGTTTTTACAAGACGAATTAGGACCACAATTTTCTTTGAAACACAGTATGTTTTATGGTACAGGTTTGGTAGAAGGTTTAAATAAAGAGGAGAATAAACAATGAGCAAATTATTAAAGTATGGTCAATTTTTAGAAAATGCTAATCCTTATGTAAAAGGGGCTAGCACTATTTTAAAAGGTATAAGTTTTTTTAAAAATAGAAGTGCAGAAAGACGAAGATTAAGAAAACTAGGCGAAGATTATAATGCAGATTTAGGAACATTTACTAATGAAGTTATACCAGAAACAGTAGAAAGATATGCACAACAATCAGAATACTATAGAAATCAAGGAGATTTAGCTACTTCTATGATTTACGATAGAGCTATTCAGGGATTAGACCAAGGTGGGCAAACTAATACATCATATGGAGGAGCTAATGTAGCTAGAAATAGAGCAAAATCTTTAATGGATATGCAATTACAAAGTAGAGCTGCACAAGCTCAACAAGCTAATGTTAAAACACAACAAGCATTAGGAGATGCATTGAATAGTGTACAAATGCAAATAGATGCTGTAGGCGATGAATATGCAAAACAAGGTTTAACAGTAGATGAGTATAATATTAACACAGATTTAAAATACGTATAGGAGAATAAAATGGCACAGGATTTATACGCAAGAAGGTTAAATGCTACTACTGCTTTTTTTAGAGCAGCAGATAATTTGTTAGAACCTTCTTACAGAGAAAAAATAGAAATGGATATTGCTGCTAAAAAAGAGCTTATGGATAGTGAGTTAGATTTTTTTATTAAAAAAAATAATATTTCTAATCAATCTGCTTTAGAGCAACTAAGAAGACGTAATGAAATGGAATTTGAACAATTTCGTAAAATGGAAGACGAAAAATACAATAGACAAGTTGAAATGTATAAAGATGGAGAATTATTAGCGTTACAAATGATGCATGAATCTAATGTTGCGCAATACGCTTATACAACACAAAAAAGTTTATTAGAAGCAGAAGAAAGAGAATCTGCTACAAAAAGAGTTACTGAAACTCCTGGTATCGAGGCTTCTCTTTTACCTGGAGATATTACACCTAAAGATACTTTAGGTTTATTCCCTAGAATCAAAGGTACTAGATTTTTAGGTTTAACTGTAGATGCTAGCACTGTTTTAGCAACAGGAGACGAATTAATAACAAGATTAGAGCCTACAATAAAAGATTTAGAGCTTGCTAGCGAAACTACAAATTTAAAAAACAATTATTTGTATAAAAGAGCTTTAGAAACTGTAGATAGTGCTTTACGCAACATAGGTGCTGATAAAATTGATAGAAGGTTCAGAAGATTTAAAACTAATGAACAATACAATAATTTACAATTACAAGTAAGAAGATTACAAGAGTATAAAGATTCTTTACTTGATATGGTAGATTAGCACTAATGAATAAACAGTATCAACAGATGCGACGCTTGTATGAGCGTGGATACCTAGATGAAAAACGATATGCTGAAATATCGATGAAATCTTACTATGATAATCCTGATTCTTTTAGTGAAGACCAAGTAGAACAGTTTTATCAATTTGCAAAAGAACGTAATATACCATTCGAAAAAGACCCTGCAGCACAAGAAAATGCACTAGTAGGTGCTTTGAATCAATTAGCCAGTGGTGTTGTTGAAGGTTTTACTACATTTGGTTGGGCAGATGACCCAGATACTCAAACAGAAGCAATATTAAATAAAGTTGGACATTTAGTTGGTTTTGCACCTGATATTATTGCAGGTGTTTTTACCTTTGGTGCATCATTGCCTGGAAGCGTTGCTAAAAAATCTGCATTCAGAGCTGCAAGATTAAAAGCTGGAGAACGTGTTAAAGAAGGTTTAGGTGATTTTGGTCAAAAATATATACCAGCATTAACTAGAACTGACCAGGCAGGTGGATTACAATTACGTTCTATACCTATGAAAGCAGCAGATTGGGTAATTGAACAAGGTAAATCACGATTAGGTGGTGCAGAGTTTTTACGTAATAATTATATAGGTAAAAAATTAGCACAACATCCTGAGTTGTTAGAGATAATGGAAGAAAGTGCACATTTAGGTATAGCAATGGCTGTATCTGCACGTAAAGATGGGCCTGAAGGTTGGGCAGAATCAGCACAACATGGTGCATTAGCAGGTGCATTTTTTGGAGGTGTAAGAAACTATGTTAATTTAGGTACTATGTTAGCGTCAAAAAATCGTGCACAAGTTAAAATGGCTGAAAGTAAAATTAAAGAAATAGCAGATGATGCTGTTGGTCCACAAATACAAACATTAGGAAAAACAAGTCGTGGCATAGATTATGACAGAGCACAATATATAGATTTTATTACAAGAGGTACATTAGGTTCTGCTTTTACAGGCGGTCAGGCATCTATGCAGAATGCACCTTTTGCAGACCAAGTATATGAATATTTATTAGGATTCTTTTTTGGAGCAGCAGGTAGACCTAAGTTTGAACAACGTGCTACGCAAGCACTTGTAGAAAACATGGTAGGTAAAAAAGGAGAGCCAGATAAAATACTTACTGTTGTACAAGAAGGTCAGAATATGATTATTAACGGTGCTGATATTACTAAAATGCAATGGTATAAAGATTTAGGACCAAAAGAAAAAAGATATGTAGATGCATTTCAAGCTGATTTAGTATTAGACCAGATTAATAGAATAGGCAATAATCAAGGTGATGTTGTATTAGAAGCTATTAAAACAAAGCTTGATGCTATGGGTGATATTGGTATAGAAACTTTAAGTAAAAGAGAAAAGATTAGAATATATTTAGAAGCTAATAAACAAGCTAAGTTAGATTTAACTATTAAAGAAAAAGATTTTATTGAAGCTAAACAAAAAGATTTAGCAGCAAGGCCTGATGTAGATATATCAAATGTAAAACAAGGAGATATAATTGACTTATATACATTTGACGGTAAAACAGAAGCTGTTACTGTAGAAAGAGCAGCTGATGGTAAAGTGTTTGTAAAAGGTCCTGGTAAAGATATAGTAGAAGTAGACAAGTCTACATATTTTACAAAAAATGTATTTAATCCTGAATTTAGATTGCCTAATTCAGAGTTTATACCTGAACAGTTTAGAAATAAAAAATTAAACGAATTATCTAATGAACAAAAAACAGAGATACAAGAACAACTGAAAGTAGAGTTAGCAAAATTAGTTAATAAAGCTAATAAAGTTCCTGGAGAATTAGATAATGTTATATTAACACAAAAAGCTGTAAAAGTAGAATCTATACGTTCTAACGAAATTAAAACAGATGCAGAAAGGTCTGCATTAGATATTTTATTAAAACCTGAACAAGAAACACAACCAGAGCCTACAAGAGATAATAACAATCAATCTAGAGTAGAAGACCCTAATTTAACAAAGTCTGTTAATCGTGCTAGAGAATTATTAGAAGATATTTCTAAAGAAGTTCCTGAGCTAAATCCTGTTGAAACTAGAAAAATTATGAAATTACTAGCAAGAAAATCTTCTAATAGACAAGAGTTTATAGAAGGTATAGTTGAGTATGTTAAACAGAAAAAAGCAGAAATGTCACCTGATAGTTTCCAAAGATTGAAAAAATTGTTTGTAGATGCTAAAGGAAGTAAAGCACCATTAAATAAAATATGGTTTGAATATGGTGGATTAAAAGAAAGACAATCGTTAACTGTATTAAAAACAATAGGTGAGGGCGGTAAAGTTAACTATACTATTATAGATACACCTACTACAGATGCGTATAACAAGCCTTTAAGAATGATACGTGAAGAAACCTATCACAATACTGCTATTGAAGGTAGCCAACCATTAGATATAAAAATAGATTATATCCGTACAACAAATAAAGAAGGTAAACAAAGTGAATTTGAATCTACAAGCAGCAAGATTGGTGTAGACCCATATTTTAGTACCTTCAATGTTACTAAAGACATTTATAATATAGGAAGTGAGTTAAAAGCAAAAGACAGATATGTTCATCATTTAAATCCTTCAAACAATGAAATTAATGCTAGAAGACACGCATGGAGCAAAGACCCTAATAGTCAAAGATATTTACCAGAAGCAGACCCTATACTTGATTTTATAGAAACTCAATTTACTATGTTTAAGAAAAAAGGTGTTAGAAATGAATCGTTTTTTGATAGTTTGCGTATTGATAAAAACACGGGAGAAAAAACACCTTTTGGCGAAATGTATGAAACAAAAGCAGATTACAAAAAAGAATTATTAAGTAATATGTTGTATGAATTTCAAGATGCTGGTTTATTACCTCGAAATAAAAATGGTAGTGTATTTACTATAGATGCTGATATGTTTAAAAAAGCTTATAATGCATATAAAAATAATCCTTTATTTGCTAATGTAATTAAGTGGACACAATATAGAAAAATTTTAGAGAACGGTGCATCTATGTCATTTGATACTAGTGCATATGGACCTGAAGGAATAAAAAGTATAATTATAAAAGATTCTGCAGGTATATTTGGTGTATCAGATGGGCAAAAATATTATAGTGAAAGATTACGTAAAGATGTACTAAATGAAGCAGGTAGAGGATTAGAAGAAGGATATATAAAAGATGTATTAGTTACTGACCCTGTATATAATTCTAATTTAGGAAAATCTAGAGGTATGGTATTTAACAAATCAGCAGAACAAGCTACGCATCCAGGTATATATAAATTAATGAAAGATTTAGGTGTTGATATCATTATTGTAGAATCTTCTAATAAATCTAACAGTAGGCATCAAATGGCAGAGGTTTTATACGATGCAAAAACAGATGCATATAAAGTAACTAAAAAAGGTGAAACATTTAATGTACAGTCACGTGACATAAAATTAATTAAAAGTGAAGGTGAAGTATCTAATACAAGATTTCAAAGATTACCATTTGGCTCTATAATGATGCGTAATATAACAATGGGACCAGAGTTCAACAGGGCTATGGAAGACTTGTTTATGAAGCAATTAGAAGGTGATAAGGGGTATAATACGGAAGTTATGAACTTAGATATGAATACTATTGATGTTAATAAACCATTAATTATGAAAGATGGTAGGCCTTTAGATTTAGATAGAATGAGTATTGATAAAGTAGTAGAGTTATTTAATACAAATATAGATACGCCATTAGGTACAAAATTGATTGAATCTTTGTTTGAAAAAGATGGAACAATAAAAGAAAGATTTGAATCTGAGGTAGTAGATAATGATGTGTCATTACGTGCTGTTAACGATTTGTTAAAACAATTTAATTATAATCCTATCATATTACGTATAGGTAACAATCATAAATATGTAGAACAAGCATTAAAGAATTATATACATACAAGATTGTCTAGACCAAGAATAGATTATGGTAATACTTATGTAAGAATGAAGGCAGCAGACCCTATGTTGTTAAATAAAATTAATTTAACAGATACTAATTTCTTTTTACATAGCGGTCATAAAGGCGATAAAGTAGATTTGAAAAAAGCAAATGGTAAAGATTATACCTTAGAAGAAGCTTTTAATGAATTGCAAGAGTATAGAGCTAGAAAAAACCCTACAGAAACTGATAAAAATAGAATTAAACAATTAGAAGATGCTATTAATTATGTTATAGTAAGAAGTCCAGTAGGTAATCCATCTGGTGTATTATCGTTAGATTTTGGTGGATTTGTAGATATTGCTGGTTTTGGTATTATTATGAATAGAAAGAATGTAGAGCGTGCTGGTGGTGCTGATTTTGACGGTGATGCTGTTGCTATGTATCAAAGTGTACCTCAAGCTATAAAGAAAACATTTAAGTCCAAAGAAATTGTAGATTTGTTGAGCGATAAATCATTGACAAGAGAAAGACCTGAGTTAGGATTTAAAGCACCTGGAGAACCTGCGTTATGGAAAGATGTGCCTAATATTTTTTCACCATTTGCAAGACATCAGCAAGCTGCTGAAGTTGTTAAAGTTGGTAAAATGATTGGACAAGTTACTAATTTAAATCAGTTTATTAGAGAGCATTTGAATTATGCTATACAGGGTAATGGTAGAATAAGATTAAATAATAGCAATGATGCATATTTAGTTCCAAAAGGAGACCCTGTAGAGTTGTTAAGAAAGTTTGAAAGTGAAGATGCACCTAATATTTTAAATCTTACTTTAGATGGTGCTAAGAATGCAAAAAATCCTAACATACAAGATTTACAAGCTAAGCTTATGGAGATGTATTTTACTATTGAAGCACCATCTTTAAAAATAAGAGGCGATATGATAAATATTGTACCAGGTAGAGAAGCAAATCAAGTATATATTGGTCCAGATTTTAGTGCATTACATAGACAGAATAAACAAATATTTGAAATGAATAGAAGCGATTTTCTTGAAAATATTACAATGCAAGAAAAATCAGGATTTTATGAAAACAGTTCTAATATATTTATTAATAAAGAAGTTAGAATCATCAGAAACAGTGAATCAGCTGATTACCTTGCAACAAAGTTACAACTTGAAACAGCTGAAAAATTATACAAAGAAACTAACGACCCTGCTGATTACGCAGCTTTTAAGAGAATACAAAAGAGATTGAATGAATTTGGTGTAATAGAAAAAGATGCAGACGGTAATACAGTGTTACCTGTATTTAAAAATGTAAATGCTGATAATATGGTTGTAAGCTTTGAACAAGGCACTAGAACAGATGTTGTTTTAAAAGATGTTGCTTATGTCAATGTAGATTTAAAAGTGTTTGATGCATTTGGAGCTAGAAGAAACTTTTTAAATGCATTAAAACAAGGTGTTGGAGAAAATGGCAGTAAAATAGATATAGGTAGTGTATCACAAATAGCTGAACGTTTTGTAGAGCATTATTCATACAATAGACAGAATGGAAGAAGATATACAGATAGTTTAATAAATATAGCAGAAAAGTTTGGTACAGATACTTTTAATATGGAAAATATATCATTAAATATAAAACCTATAAACGATGCTACATTTAGAGACTATACTATCAATATTTTAAAAGCTTTAGATAAAGTAAAAAGCTCTGAAACTATGACATATTTGAGAAGACAGGGAATTCTAGATGAACAATTATTAGCATTTACGAGTGCAATTAGACCAGAAATTAAAAGTATTTTAAATCAACCTACTGCAAACATACGTGAAATGTTTGATAAGTATTCTAGTTTTTTAACAGAAAAGAATGCAAAAAAAATAAATGGATACGACCAAGGATTTTTAACAGAACAAGTTATGAAAATGACTGGTTTATTAAATTTTGAAGTACAAGCTTCTAAGGTAAGAGAATATTTAAAAACTATTGGTGTACCTGAAAAGATTGCTGGTGAAAAAATGGCAGAAGTAATTGACATGGCTTACAAATTAAAGCTAGCAGATTTAGTAAAAGAAAAATCGTATTTAGATGTTGAACCAATTAAGTTTGATTTAGATTCTGCTATTAATCAATATCGTGCTGAACGTCTTAATAAAATTAGGGTAAATGGTAAGTTGAAAACATTAAATCCTGAAATAACAGAAGTTTTGAGCGAGATGTTTAGTAATGCATTGATGTCTAATATATTTACTACTAGAAAAAAAGTTGTAAGTTATTTTAATAGAATTAAAAATAGAGATGCAGATTTTTTAAATGATTATGGATTAGATTTATCTTTATTAGGTGAAAAAGCATTAAAATCATTAGATGTAAACATAGCATCAGCAGAAGGTAATTACAGTGCAAAATTATTAGATTTTAATAGCAAATTAGAAAACAGAAGTATTAATGATATTCCAACAGATACAGTAGCCAAGTTGTTTGACCATGCACGTAGAATAGAAGTATCTAGACCAAATATGTTAAAAAGTGATGCTATACCAAATAATCATAAACAACAATTCTTATTAGGTATGCAAGATATTGTAACTAAAGGTGAAACCTTGAATAGAAAAATTGTTGTATTAGATACTAGCAATATTAAATCACCTATAAGTAATGTAGGTACACGTAGACCAGCAGAAAAAATTACAGAAAAAACACCAGTAAGAACCTTAGCAGAAAAAATAGCAGCAGAAACTGTAGAGCGTACTGTAGCAGATGTAAGAACTGACAAAATTAAAAAAGTAAAAATAGAAAACTTACTAGAAAAAGATAAAGATTTTGTTATAGCAGAAAACGAAACACAAGCTCAATTATTAGAAAATATATTTAATATGACTGAAACAGATATTGTAGAATCTGCTAAAAAATTAGTAGAAACTGAATATAATCAAATGACCGAACAACAAAAAATAGATTATTTAGAGTCAGGTAGTATGCCTATTGAAATGAAAACATTAGAGTCTGGTAAAATTGTTAAAAACAAAACATTAATTAC